GTTCGGCTATCGCCTCGTGTATATCCGTGGATATGACTCGATGACTTCTCGTAAGTTTCTTGCACGCAATATCCCAAACACCTACGGTGGGCAGGTGGCGAGTTACATGGGCGATGATGACAAACACTACGTCGTGCCGTTCAACCACCACGTGCACTATCACTACACGCGCGATCACCCAGAGATTAATCATAGCGGTATGTTGTTCTCTGCCATGCTCAAGTTCAGCCCGACAGGACGGCTTGTTGTCAGTGAGTCCGATCACATCCCCGTACACAAACAAGTAGTGTCTGATGAGCGTAAACAAGAACGCGCTGCGTTTCGTAAGCAGATTAAAACCCTCAAGTTGTTGGCCTTGTATCGCTTGGAGACTTATCGTGCTAACGCGTCATGGTGTGAAGTTGTACCGTTCAAAATATCTATAGCAGCCTCAGAGATCAACAACCTGAAACGCACACTTCGTATCAGTGAAATCAATGACGAGATCGAGCTGATACTCAACGAAGTGGGGCAGGCAGTCTTTGATAATTTGTACTCAACATATCTCACAACAAATGACCTGATAGTCGGCAATCGCTGGTCGATAAATGGTCAGTCACTTCGTGACTCTCCGCAGGCACTTGCGTCTAACATTACGGATAAGCAGTTCCTCGCTGCGCTTGAACGCGCACTGTTAAAAGCCGTGTCGCTCGACACGCCGGACAAACTTGAGGCACTGCCTAAATTTGCTGGACTACCACGCAAGTTCTTTTGGTAACGATAAAGGAAAGCTATGAAAGATATAAGTGAACATCTCATGCAAGCGCACAGAGAGTTAAAAGAAGTGTATGAGTACGTTAACGAGCGGCGTTATGAACAGGCACTACATCATGCAGAAGAAGCGTTGTTTCATTCACGCTGCGCAGTGTTATGGCTAAAGGAGCGGACTGATGACCCCACAGCCCCTGACCGATAAACAACTCAAGGTACTCAAGTACGTTAAGAAACGATCAACCCCGTCAACCGTGAGAGAGATTGCGTTGCAAGTGAAGCTAGACAAGAACACTGTCTACTCATTGATGACCAGACTCACGCGGTTGGGGTGTGTTGAAAGTTTCTTAAAGAAAGATCCCGACAGGCCGTACATCACGGCAGAGCGGCACTACAAATTCATAACGATGGAACCTACAAAACAGGAGAAGTTATTTCAGAAGAACGAAGACCAGATGTATTGCAAGAAGTTTGCCAAGACAAGGGTGACCATACCTGAGCCTTTTTTCAGTGATCCATTCAACATGACAGGAGCTAGAGATGCACATCAAGACGACAAGCGAAAGCACAAACGTACTCGAAACGTTCAAAAGACAGTGGCGACTTCTTAAACAACCCTATCCGTGGAAAGATCCAAAAGTTATTGCAGAGCGCAAACGTATCGCTGCGCTCGATAGGGCGCGTATTGAATTCAGACTAAGTGGAGGTGTGGAATGAGAAGCTTGCCAGAACCGGAGGTTCAAAACTTAATTGAAGATATGCCAACCAGAATTGCATATGCCTTGGAAGTCATATCAGACAACGTGGAGTTTGCGCTTAATACTAGATCTGAGTTGCGTGACGAGTTTGCCAAAGCTGCCATCACGGGAATACTTGCAGGTAAGTGGGGGCAGATGCCGCAGTACAAACCCGAAGAAGCGTTCGCTGACTTCGCCTACCGTGTCGCTGATGAAATGATGAAGCGGAGAGAGCAAGATGAGCCTGCTCAATGATCTGTTTGCCGAAGCCCACGACGAGGTGTTGCAGGAGTTGTGGGACAGAAACTTAATCAAGGTGTGGCGAGCACCGCGCCACATGTACATGAATAAAACCACGCGTATCTTTGTGCAAGACAACAACATCACATACGAGAAGTTGAACACACTCAAACGTACACCACGTTATGGCAAGCAGCAGCAGGTCACTGTTGCGCGTTTTGTAGCAGCGTATTTGCCCAAGCTCAGCGATAAGTTGTGGGACAGCAAGATGACTGATGATGAGCTTGTTGCGTGGTTAGGTAAGAGCAAGATGGATACGTTGATGAACATGGTGGACTCGCACATAACAACAAAGGAGTCAAGAGAAAGGAAGAGGGATAGCAATGCACTTGCTAGAACAGACCTGCAAGGAAAAGTTTATAACGCCACAGTCGTCGGCCATTTACGTAGTTCGTGGTCAACAGTAAAAGGAAAATCAAAATGAGTTTAATGAATCAAAACAAACCAGCAGAAACAGAAACACAACCGATATTTTTTCTACATAATTTTCCCTTGTACCCACACTACACCGAGAAACATAAGTGGGTAGGGCCAGGGCGTTGGACAGAACGGGTTGAATACACAACGTCCGAATTAGTCGAGCTTGGTGCACGACTTAGCACGATGCAGTTATGGAAACGTAGTTGGACAGATGAACTGAAAGGATGGAGGATTTTATGAAGCACGACCCAGTTAACCACCCCAAGCATTACACCGAGCACCCTAGCGGTGTGGAGTGCATCGAGATTACCGAGCACATGAATTTCAATGTTGGTAACGCTATTAAATATTTATGGCGTGCGGGTTTGAAAGGCGAGCAGGTTGAAGACTTGCGTAAAGCCCGTTGGTATATCGACCGTGAGATTGCACGATTGTTGAATGGGGAAAAAGAATGAGCCCCGACTACAAGTTCGCCATGCTTGCCGCATGGCTTGAAGGCTACGCCGAGGGCTTACCTGACTACTGCACATCAGAGAAGTTCAAGATCAAAGAAGCTGCTGAGTTGTTAATGGAAGTGTACGAACAACGTATGAAGGATAAAGAGACATGGAAGATGAACGCAAGCGATCAGGCATGATGACAAGAGACGAGTGGATGGCTTGGCTTAGAGAGTCTTGGGCCGAAGCGCAAGCGCGAGCCCACACACCAGACGACATAAAAAAGATTAAAAGTAGATGGGAGCCTGTGGCGTACATAACAGGATTTCATAACGGACATTGCGTCATACAGCCAACTGATCCCGCCCTTGTTTTACCCGTTGGTATGGCCCTGTACCGCTCACCGAAAGAATGGGTTGGGCTGACGGATGAGGAGATTGGGGAAGTAATTAGCGGGCAGTTTGCAGAGCGAAATTATTGGGTAAAGATTACCAAAGCACTTGAATCCAAGCTAAAGGAGAAGAACACATGAGCAGAGAAGCTATGCAGATGGCGCTTGAGGCTTTGGAGAGTGATCCAACAAGTCTTGCTTGGCTTATTAGCAAAAAGCAAGCCATCGCCGCACTACGCCAAGCACTGGAGGAAAAGCAAAAGACCGCAGTATCGCCAGGTAAAGGTACAGGTTTTAATTACGCCCATTCCCTCGGCATCACCGTACTGCGACAACCGCAAGAGCTAGTGGGGCGGCATGAGCCAGGGCCTACAGCGTGGCAGTGTCAATGCGGGAAAGCGTATACGGTCACTTGTATTTCAAGCAAACCAAAGGAGAAGAACACATGAGCAGAGAGGCTATGAAACTGGCGCTTGATATGTTGAACGAGATTGCGGATGACGTGTATTGCGACCAAAAACTAGAAGGAGTCATCACCGCCCTGCGCCAAGCACTAGAGACAGAGCAAGAGCCAGTTTTGTGGCTGAAAACTTGGTCTGATGGGTCTGTGTCTGTCCTAAAAACTAAGTCGCATGCTTTTGCTGACCATGAATTAGAACCCCTCTACGCCGCACCACCAAAGCAATGGGTTGGGCTGACGGATGAGGAACTCAAGCCGTTATGCGATGAAAACCCCATTATGTTTGGCGCTTACACCGTTGACTTTATTCAAGCCATCGAAGCCAAGCTAAAGGAGAAGAACACATGAGCACAGAACCCGAAGCCTTGCGGCTGGCTGATGCGCTGGACGCTGAGTTTGTGCAAGGACGAATAAGCAATAGCACGGGCAGGGAATCAGCCGTCGAACTGCGCCGATTGCATGAGGTCAATCAGGATCTGCTGAAGGCACTCAACACGATCCTCAACATATGCTTGATAGATAACGGGCACTGGGCCAAGACGATAGAACGCGAGGCTCATGAAGCCATCGCCAAGGCGATTGGGGGTAGGGCATGAGTGAAAACAAAAACGCAAAGACACCAGCAGACGGGCCTGCGGCAAACAGAGCAATGACGCTAGAGGAAGTGCAACAGTGGATTACCACCACATGGATAAGGTGTCAGGACGAAGTTTGGCGGCAGCTACCAACACCCAAAAAAGTTTCAAAAGATGATCAAGAGCCGGTGGCGTGGATGCACAACGTTATTGAAGGTAATGTCATCACGCACATGCCCGCAGACATTGGCCGTCATCCTGAGCGATGGACTGCGCTTTACAAAGACCCTACGCCGTGCAAAACATGCGAGTCACTTGCTATGGCAGTAATGAACGATCAGACATACCACGAAAAAGTAATTGCAAAGCGTAAGTGGGTTGGGCTGACGGATCAGGAAGTAATGGTCGCTGCATATCAAGCAGGATTTGACATTCATGAGGATTACGAAAACGAGGACGACCCAGAAGCAATGCACTGGTGGACACCTGATGGTGAGGCTTGTGACGATTCTTTGCTGAAACTGCGTGACCTTATCGAAGCCAAGCTCAAGGAGAAGAATCATGGATAGAGAAGCTATTGAAGAAGCGATAGAGGTGCTGGAGGATGCAAGCGCAGAGATGTTGACGGAAACAGGCGATGAAAATTACTACGTCGAAGCCATCGCCGTTTTGCGCCAAGCACTAGAGACAGAGCAAGAGCCTGTGGCGTTTATTAATGTGGAAAAGCAAAAACTTGAGTGGGCCAAACTTACATCGTGGCATACGCCAACAATAGTAAACCTGCCAAAGATTCCACTCTACACCGCACCACCAAAGCAATGGGTCAGTCTGACGGATGAGGAGATCAGCGCAGTGGATTGGAAACCTAACGAGACTTTGCATGACTATGCAAGGCATATAGAACTTAAATTAAGAGGTAAAAACACATGAGCCAGCAGGATTCTTTATGTCCAAAGTGTGGGCTAATCTCGTGGAGCGGTCATCGCTGTGCGGCAATTCTTGAAGGAGAAGAACACATGAACCCACAACCCAAAGCCTTAGTGCTGGCTGATGCGCTAGAAGAACTTGACGTGCAATTCAGCCACACGGGTCTATGCGGAGAAGCCGCCGACGAACTGCGCCGATTGCATGTATGGGAAAAGGCTTACGAAGCCGTATGCGATGAGCGAGATGCGATCATAAGGTCGCTTCTGCGATGGGTTGAGAAAGAGATGCGCTACGCCGGGTGGGACATACGCTTAAACGACCAGCACGGACGCACGGATGTGTACGAGGCCATCAAGGAGTTCTTAGCATGAGCGAAAACAAAAACGCAAAGACACCAGCAGACGGGCCTGTGGCATGGAGTTGCCAGTGTGGCAGGCCTTATACGGTTACCTGTATTTCAAGCAAACCACAAAAGAAGGAATGGGTTGGGCTGACGGGCATGACCCTGCGCGATTACTTTGCGGCTAAGGCGATGCAGGCATTAATTCCTAGCGGTAAAAACGTAGATTCAATGAAGTATGCAGAATCAGCATATGCCTTAGCGGATGCGATGCTGAAAGCAAGGGGTGAGCAATGACAACAAATGAGCAATTCATAACACAAGTGGAGCTTGCTACTCGATGGAAGATCAGCGAAGCAACACTGGAACGTGACCGGTCTTTCAAAAAAGGGGTCCGGTACATAAAGTTGGGTGGATTGATTCGCTATCGGTTGCAGGACGTTATTGACTACGAAAACGCATGTACGCACGAGCCGGAGGAGAAGAACGGTGGATAGAGACGACATTATCAAGATGGCGCGAGAGGCTGGTTTTAACCCAGTCTCATACACGGGCGCAAACCTTGAATCGTTTGAACGCTTCGCCGCCCTTGTTGCGGCTGAGAAAGAGAAG